ACCCTGGCTGCAGTTCAATGCGCGGAGCAGTACGGTCTCCCCTTCACTATCGCGTTTCGCCAGGAAGGATTTCAGCGCGCTGATGCTGCGCGGGCCAATCTGACCGTCGGCGATTAGGTCGGGATAGAACTGCTGCTGGTTGTTGAATACGTTCAGCCAGCGCTGGAACCACTTCACCTGTACCGACGGCCCCATGTTCACGCCGGTGTCGCAGAGTTCGGCTGCGATCGCAGGGGAGACAGCTGCAACCTGATCGAAACGTGGGCCATACCAGTAATCAGCCTCGAGGATTTCCAGAGCCTGCTCGCGGGTCAGGTTGCGCATATCACCGGAAAAGCCATGGGCGCGAGCGGTCGCCTGGGTAATGCCCCAGTTCGTCGGGCCGCCTTTATCATCCGGATGATTCACGTAACCGCCCTCTTTGCCGAGGATGGCATTAAAGATGTCGTCTTTGGTCATTGCCCGGCCTTCTGGAAAACTTTTGCGAGATTACCGCGGGAGCGCCACACCGCGACGCATATGGCGACGTTCAGCATCAGCTCACCCGGATCTACCTGCAGGTATTTGCCGTAGAGAATGCGAAACGCTGTGAAGCCGGCGGCCAGAATCATCAGGTACGCCATCAGCGTTACACCAGGTCTGTGCCGCTTACCGCTTTTACTGAAGAACATCAGCCTGACGACGATCAGGGCACAGATTATGGCGTTTGCATCCAGTACGATGGTTTGCCATGTCATTGGCCTTCCTCCTCCAGTCCCGGCATCTTCCCCCGTTTTGATTTGGCGAGGATGCGAAGCAGGACTGCGACAGAGATGGAAGCGGAAACCAGCGCGCCGATATTCGGGGATACTTCGATGCTTACCGGCGGCTGCAACAGGCCAAGGGCGGTGTTAATCACCCCTGCCAGTATCTTCGCCATCGGTACTGAGAAGAACACCCCGCCGACAAAACTGATGACGGCGAACAGGAACTGCTTCCACAGTTGGTGTGGATCGGATGTCAGAACGTACATTGCTGCACCAGCCAGCGCGCACAGCATTACGCCGGGCGTTGCCTCGGGGAACAGAGATGCGAACGTCACTCCGATAGTTGCGGACGTGACACCGCCAGCAATGGTTAGAGGTTCAGACATAGGTGGTCCATGTGTAGAGGTCGGGCTCTCGGGGTGAATTAACGACATAACGAGTTGAGGATGATCCCCGGAGCCCGGAATAAAAAAGGCGGGTTCTGGTCCGCCAATGATGGGTGCTGCGTTGCGCTATGCGCTTATAGTCTCAGGGAGGGATATTTCAAAAAGAAAAGCCCCGGCAGATGCCGAGGCCAAAAATGGTTATTTGATATTTAATCTTGAGTTTTTGAAGATGAATTAACGTCGTGGAGCTGATTAATTATTTCGAAACAATCATGCATTGCTCCCTTTGACTCAAGAAACTTACCTACCCCATAAAATTCACATTCTTCGCCGTGTAGGCAACCATAAGGATGATTTGGGTTTTGGCAAGAAAGCTGAGGCTTTAGAGCTGCAAGTACATCAATTAATTTATTGTTCATGATGCTTGTACTTAATTGCTAACAAATGCATTGATGGCACAATATCAAATTAGACTTAAATATGCGCTATTTTCTCTACTTTTGCAATACCTTGCTTAAAATGAGCCGCCTTTTGTTGTGAACGTGATCGCGAAACCGCGCGCAAAGCATCTCTATCAAGTGCCTCGAGTACCTCCTGCATTGTTTGCCAATGGCCGCCTAACGTCTTATACCAATTTTTCTCTTCCACCCCTGCCAGATCAGCCAGTTGAACACCAGTATATTTATCCCCACCACGGAGACCTTTCTTCACGTCCTGAGCCGCCAGCCAGATTAAGGTCTTCAGCCTGTCCATGGTCTTGCCGGCAATTTTCCTGGTGCCCAGTTGCGCCCTGAACTCGGACCAGGCCCATTGGGTGATCGCCACCTGGTTCTCCCAGCGCGTATTTTCGCTGTAGTTCCAGAGCAGCCACGCCTTCTGGTGCTCTTCAAGCGACAGGACCGCCCGGCGCCACGACGCGGTGGAGTATTCTACCGGCTGAACCAGAGGAATGTGCGAGCCCTTCGCGTGTGACTGCTTGCCGGGGATCGGCGGGTTCTCCAGCGTTATCATCTCCCCGGTCACATCATCCATCACACGCGGCTTCTTCCGCTTAAATGTACCGGTGTTGAACTGGGCGTTCTCCAGCCAGGCCATCAACTGCCCTTTCGTCGCCCCGCTCAGATCTGCGGTCGCAACGATGAGCTGCTGGCGTATAAATTCCAGGTCTTGTGTGATCATGCTGCAGCTCCTGCCATCAGGTAGATGCGAATAAAGTTACGAAGGATGCGATAGTCCACCAGCACCGTACCCGGGCGGCGATAAATGCGGAGGCGCAGCCAGCGCATGCGAAGCGATTCGATTAGTTCTGTTTTCATGCGGCCACCTGCTGCTTAAGTTCTTTGAGTTTTGCGCGATACTCATCGCGGATCTGGATGTAGTCGTCACGCTTCCATTTCGGTAATTCGTGCGGGCCCATAAGGGCATCAAAGCGGGCCTGGCCGATTTTGGCGATCAGCGCCGGGCGGTATGCCGTCAGGTTGCCTGAGAGATGGTTATTGCAGACCGAGCACTGCTTATGGCAGTTGTCTTCGTCAAAGCGCAGCTCCGGATCCGCGCCGGTCGTGCGGAAATGCCCCGCATGGTACTGTCCTTCGTGGTGGCGACCGCAGCTGACGCACGGCAAGTGGCGATCCCGGTACCGGATGAATTCGTTGAATGCATGCTGGGCCTGCTTGATGAAGTAGCTGAGCGGTTTGACTGCCTGGCGGCGCTCGTCCTGCTGCGCCCTCTGCTCTTTCTCCTCTTCGCGCTGGCGCTTCTTCTCAGCACGCAGAGCCTCAGCCCGGTTCTTCGCGGTCTGCGCTTTGGCAACGGCGGTGGCGCACTCGTAGCAGCAGACCACCTGGCCATCACGAGCCGGGTGGAACCATTCACGGCAGCTCTGGTTTGCGCACTTACGGCGGGGTTTCTTAGCCATGCTTACCCCCAGACCTTTTGCCGGAACGTACGCGGCGTGGGCTCGAGGTACTTCACCTCCTGCCGCTCTACGCTGACGGTCCAGGTGAGGTAATCGCGATTCAGACTGCGCGTTACGGCTACCCCGCGACGCTGGTACTGCCGCTGAAGTTCATCGGCCTGCTCAGTTGTGCATTCGGTGTAGTGGAACCATGATTTCGCCATCTGGTCAGCTCCCGAAGCTCAGCAGTTGCGCAGCGGCGTTCTCAGCCTCGCGCTGGTCCTTGAATGCCCGTGACAGAATCCAGCGCCACAGAACATCGAGCGCAGCCCTGTAGAGCTGCTGAAACTCGGTCTCGTCCATATTGGCGAAGGCGATGCTGCGGGGATGTTTCCGGAGAGTGCCGTCAGGCAGCTGGATGGCGTCGTAATGCCCGGATTCGATGGTTACCCATGCGCGATACGCGTCGAAGGATTTGCAGGCGCTGATGCTGCCAGTGCGCTTATCGGCGATGCGTTCGAGATATTGCTCAGCAGCATCCAGCAGCGCAGATTCGCTACCACCAATCGAAGCCAGGAACTTCGCGTAACCGGTCACCAGCTTGCGTTCGTTGAAGGAGATAGCGCCGCCAGTTGGCTCCCAGTATTCGAAGCCGAGATTCAGCAGAGCGAAGAAGCGACGATGAAAGGCCGGGTTACGGACCTGTTTGAAGTCGGCCACCAGCACGGCGCCGAGCTTGATTTTTGATTGCAGTAATTCACTGGTCTCCGGCGATGCGGGGATCAGGGTTCCTGCAGAATTCTTGATGAGTTGTAACTGCGCCATGGGAGCTTTCTCCGTGGCGCATCGTGGTCAGGTTACCGGTTGTTCAGGCCGATACAAACATTATGCTATTCAGGTGCTAAAAAGGTCAATTGTTGGCTGACATCTCCCTGACGATCTCGACCAGAGTTTCATGGGATATGACACGCTCATCCGCCTGGAGGTGCTTGTGGCCGATTGCTGCGCCAGCAGAACTTATCAGCACGCGATCCCCTGGCCGGAGTTTAAACGAACACACGGGCGCTCCATCAGAACGCCTCACGATATCGAAATACTCACCTCCATCAGAACATACCTCAGCCACGTCACCCCCCTCACTTTGCTATCCACAAATACCCTCCCCCGGCGGGGAGAAATCCACTTCAAAGAGCCAAAATAACAAATGGCGCAAATTTCCTAATAGGTTCGCCGGAAGAAAAATTCATTTTTTTCTGTAGCACTTAAACCATACAACAAAACACTGTATATATAAACAGTAAATATCCGTTTGGCTTAAGTATGCACGTGAACCGCATGTATACGCAAGCCCATTCATCTGATTGATTTAGATAAATTTTTACGCTACTTCCGTGTAAAAACCGACCTTATTTTTTAACACTTTCGCGGCGTAGAGAGTGCTAAGGTAAATAACTGATTAGAAAACCCTCACTCCCTATGGGACAGGGGTAAAGCTACTTTTATGGGTATATTACTGGGGTGACACTTTTTGTCAGGTTGATAATTTGTTGCCGGACGCCGGTTATTAACTGATCGATTTCATAGATCAATCATTGTGATATCGATCGGTATTATCGATCAGGCGGGATAATGGGTAGAAGATGCGGCCTCGATAGGCATGATAAGGCTTCTAATTTGCGCTATGGCGCTATGCGTAGACTGCGAAAAATGAAATATGTACAATTATTCTCCTTCACAAATACACTGCCCACTCAATGCTGTTATGAAAATCATCCACGTTACGATGTTGTTGTCACTCGCGCTCCTTGCTGGCTGTGACGAAAAAAAAGAAGTAAAAGCACAAGTAGATGCTGAATGCTATTTCTCATCCACTCAATCGACTGCATACCATTTCACTGATGGTAGCGCAACAAAGCTGGAGTGGGATGGTGATGGCAAACAAATGAGTGGCTGGGCTTGGGTGAAAAGAGTAACCGACTCAATTTCTGATGCTACATGCCATGAATTGAACCCTGACAAAAGTTAATTCTTTAATGCCGCGGTTATGCGTCATTCAGGGACTGACTCAGGCGGCTTTTTCTCTTCCTGTGCAGAGCTCCGGAAGGTTGGCCCGCACCAGCGTTTCAGCGAACGGCGGCGGAGCAGCATTAGTGTAGCGGCTCCCTT